TACGACGAAAGAGTAAGAGTTATTCTAAGCGAACTAATTAAGATGATGCAGGGGTATGCAACACCCAAGCACCTAGACACGCGACAGAAAGAAGAAGATGAAGCGCGGAACATTGTTCGTATGCTAAATCAGAAGTTTCCCAAGGACACGACAGAGGATCACATTCGTGGCACGATGGATCGGGCAATGCTAAAGCTGAAGGAAGCGCACAAGTCCCGTACATGGCCCACAGCGGCAGATATCAGTGCAGCGGTATCCAAGTCTATGTCTACAGCTAAATCGTCTTTGCCCAAGGGTAACGGTACGTGGAAGCCAAACAGCTTAGAGATCAATGCAAAGCGGATCAAGGCAGGTGAGCCTGTCGGTCAGATGTACATTCAAGGCAAGTTGGCAGAGCGCATGGTACGGGATGGTCTAGTCACTGAAGAAGAACTTGCGCCATACTTGGTATACATCGACGCACACAGACCCTTGACCCATAGAGAATAGTAGTAAATTATGGTATTGTCACGACAGGGCGACATGAAACCCTCCCTGTTGTGTCTGCCTCATATAACTGGCCCTCTGATAGCTTCCTTTCTCTATGTGCATCAGGGGGTCTTTTTTTTTAGTATCTCATACGCTATTATCTACAACATATAGACGCACCCACAATGGACGGTACTATGGGAACAGATGTAGAACAAAATAATAAAATAGGCGTAAATACGGGTAATCGTGGCAAGGGTAGACCTAAAGGCGCGATGAACAAAAATAGTAAGTTGCTCAAAGATGCGATACTTGAAGCAGCAGCCCGCGCTGGGAATAAGTTCGGCAAAGACGGTTTGGTTTCTTACCTAGAAGAACAGGCAGAGAAAAACCCAACAGCATTTATTAACCTCATGGGCAAGGTTCTACCGTTACAGGTCAAAGCTGACATCGAAGGTGAAGTCGATCATGTGGTGAGGGTTGAATGGCAACCCCCGCATTAGTTGAGGTCAGACAGACCGCATACAGCCCGCGCAAGATAGCTTTAGACTTCCACAATAGGAAAGAACGCTTTGCGATTATCGTGGCTCACAGACGCTTTGGTAAGACCGTAGCTGTAATCAACGATCTGATTAAATACTGCTATGAATGCCCGCTAGAGAACGTGCGGGTAGGATACATTGCCCCGTACCTTTCCCAAGCAAAAGCGGTAGCGTGGGATTACGTTTTGCAGTTCACAGCAGATATCCCGAATGTAAAAGTAAACCACAGCGAACTGCGCGTAGACTTTGACAATGGTGCGCGGTTCCGTCTGTTCGGTGGGGATAACTTTAACGCTATGCGCGGCTTGTACTTCGATTATGTCTGCATCGATGAGTTTGCTGACTTCCCTGCATCGGCCTATCCAAACGTCATCAGACCAGCCACTGTGGATCGCAAGGGTAAGATCACTCTGATCGGTACGCCCAAGGGCAAGAATGAGTTTTGGGAAATGTGGGACGCAGCCAAGCGTGACCCCGATTGGTTTACCGCGATGTACAAGGCATCGGACACAAACTTGTTAGACGAAGACGAACTGGCAGATGCCCGCGCGATGATGGGCGAAAATCGCTACCTTCAGGAATTTGAGTGCAGCTTTGAAGCAGCCATTGAAGGGGCATATTACGGGAATGAAATGAAAGCGGCTACGGATGATGGTCGCATAACTATGGTTCCATACGATCCAGCGCTTGGCGTTGTAACATCTTGGGACTTGGGAATTGGAGATAGCACCGCAATTTGGTGGTCGCAGCACTTATCCAGCGGTGAAACACGGATCATTGACTACTACGAAAACAGCGGGGTTGGCTTAGATCATTATGCGAAAGTTCTGTCGGAAAAACCATACCACTATGAACAACACATTTTGCCGCACGATGTTCAGGTCAAAGAATTGGGTACGGGAAAGAGCCGACTTGAAACACTTGACGCGCTGGGCATACGGAACGTTGAGATTGCGCCGAAGCTAAGTGTGGATGACGGGATACAGGCTGCACGATCCATGCTTGCCCGTTGTTGGTTTGACGAAGAAAAGTGCGCACGGGGCATTGAGGCATTGCGTCAGTATCGCAGAGGCTTCGACGAAAAGAACAAAGCATGGCGCGGTAGACCGCTTCACGATTGGACATCACACGGTGCTGATGCGTTCAGATACTTAGCTGTTGGCTACAGTCCCACGCAGCAATGGGGGCCACCCATTAGAAGGAATTTGCGCGGGATTGCCTAGTGTGCTATTGTGGCCTCAAATACTGGGACACCGATATGGCAAAGCAAAAAGCACCTTGGGAAACGGATAATCCGAAGCCTAAGAAAAAGCGCAAGAAAATGACTGAAGGTCAGGTTGCCCGCGCTAAAAGACGTGCAGCGGATGCTGGTCGCCCTTATCCTAACTTAATCGACAACATGGCGGTTGTAGCTAAAAAAGTTGTCAAAAAGCAACGGAGAGCCTGATGGGTTGTGGATACAAGAAAAAAGGCCGTAAAGGCGGGAAGAAAAAATAATGCCTCTAACGCAAGAACAAATGGCGGCAATGAACGCCTCTGCAAGTTACGACAGTAATATCACAGATACGCGGAATGCGGCCTTGGCATTACAAGGTGGCCCTCTTGCGAATAAGATATTGAGTAACAGCACTTCGTGGACTGAGAAATATGGTGCGCCTGTAAATGGTGTCGCCGCTGGTGTTCAGCCAGTATCGGGTGCCGCTCCACAAGCTAGAAGCATTCTTGGTGGTGCTGGTAAGGGGGGCGTTAAGTCTAAAGCGCTAGACCCCAGAGAAGATCGTGAGCTACTACAAGCTCAAATAGCAAAGTATAACAACGATGGTAACTTTGGCTATTGGGGTAAGAGCGACGATGGAATGTATCGTTGGGTAAGTCCATTTCAGGATGCTACAGATGGCGGCGGTCAAGACCAATATGGCACAGCGTTTTACGGGGGTGGGCCTATTTCCATGATTGGCAACGCTCTAAAGATAAGACCATCAGGTATGGCCCGCGCAAAGGATGATCGGGGGAATTACCTAGTTGATCGTGCTGACATTGGCTACCGTAACTTAAAGGATATGCGGGATCGTGGCGGGCCACAGGCATCAGGTGGGCGCTTTGAGGGCGCTGGGCATTACAGTGAATTTGCTAACTTGGTTGCGGGGGAGCAAGGTGAGCGTGAGTTATATAAGCCAGAAACAGATTACGCCTCTGTAGGTTTGATTGCTCCACCTGCATTGCCAAGTATCTACGACAGTCGCGGCAACATGAAGCCAAAACGCAAAATCGCACGGTCACTGCTGGGAATGTACTAATGCCACGGAAAGAAATCGGTGAGGGGCTAAGATGAACCTGTTAAAGTTTCTTTCAAAGCCAGCCAAAAAGGCTGTGAAGGATATGCCAAAGCCGACAAAGCCGAAGCCAGAGGTGCAGAACCTGTTTAATGAGGAACTGTACCATTACACGCGTTCTAAGAGCATTGATGATGACATTATGAACCCTGATCGTGGCTTTCATGGTAGTGCAATTGATCGTTTAGGCATACATGCTGGAACAAAGCAGGCTGCATTGGATCGTGGTTTTCATGGTCATTACGGTGCAATGGTGAACGGTGAGCCGCAGTTTGAAACTGGAACAACATTACCGTTATTAGCGCGTACTGATAAACCTTTCACAAAGCCCAATGGTGAACCTTGGACTGAATTTGAATTGCGTGATTTTGTCAATCAATACGCCGAAGACAACAAGATAGAAGATCGTGCGGACGTAGCCACAGCATTGCGGCGTGATTTGGCAGCGGCTGGGTACACGAATGTACCATACATCAATGCGGTAGAGGACGCTGGTAGCGTAAGTCAGATTATGCTAGTTGACAGGCCAGTAAATGACTTAGCGGTGTTGCGCAGTAGGTTTGCCAAGTTTCAGGATGCCTATGGGCCACAACTTGGTTTGTCAGTGGCTGGTGGTTTGATGTCACCAGAAATCATGGATTATCTTGCAAAAGTAGAGCGGGAAGAACGCGATGGCTTATAACTTTATTGATTATTTGCTAGGCCGTAAGCCAACACAAGAAGACCGTCAGGCAGGTTACTTCGGTGACACTATGTCTAAGTTTGGGAATGATGAACTAGCTGCGGCACGTTTCCTGTTGGAAAATGCTGGTACAGTAGCTGCGGACAGTTTGCCTGAAGAAATGGGCGTTTATCGTAATGTTCTAAGTTACCCAGCAGATTTGGTTAACGCTGCGATGTTAGGCGCTGTTGGTGGTGGTCAAAAGGCTGTGGCTGGGGTAGCTGAATTACTAGCAAATGACGAATATGAAAGTCGTGCAGCGCGTGATATATTAGGTGGACTTGAGGTTGTAGGTGTAAGCCCACAAGGTCGTGCGGTATCTTTGCTCACAGCCCCTGCAAAAGCTGCCGTAGCAGCCCGTGCGCCTTATCTTTTATCTGATGTTAAATATGCAACCAGATCACTTGCAGAAGGTGATTTAGAGGGCGTAAGAGATGCATTCTATGAGGGCGGTGTACCCGTGGGTGTTGGCGCGGATGCTGTTGATGACAGGCCCATAATAGTTCGTGATGGTTCGTTATTGGCAGAAGAATTGGCACAAACACCTACAGTGCAAGAATATGTGACGGGAGAACCATATATTCCTATGTCTAATACAACAAACATAAAGTCACAAAAGCCCACTGCACTTTCATCCCATACCAGCGTAATCAGGCCCACAGGTGAGGGTGTACCGCCAACAGTGCGTGATGGGATAGAAAATTTAGAGGGTAAAACTATTATGGCGATTGTTGGAGACAACTCAGGTCGCCACGATATTCTGCGTATTAACGATGTTGATTTTTCTGATGATCCTATCAGGAGTTATGCTGGCTTTGAGTTTATAGATATACCAAACCAAGCCTACGCGGGGGATAAAGGCCCAACGGCATCGAAATTGAGAGAAGCTGAACGGACAAAAGACCCTTACTTCATGACAGCAATGATGGGTGAAAAATCTGGTGATTTTGCCATGCATAGTGGTGAAACATACGGAAGATTGTTTGCGCGGACACATGACAACATTAGCCCAAAAGATTATGATGAAATCGATAAAAACATTCGAAACATGAGTGCGCAGATTAGTGGTAAAACCGTATATCCTTATAAAGATTTTCCAAGCGTGAGAGACCCAAACGCAATACGGGATTATATTGAAGGGCTTCCAGCGGGCGCTTATCGCGGAGAGTTTCTGAAAGGTTTAGATAAGGCTAAATATCAAAAATGGGGATTGCCAAAGGTAAGTGACCCGCGTTTAGCAGTAGCAGATACAAAACAGCTTGGTATGGATTGGGGGACTATGGGTTATCGTGGTTTCTACCCTGATTTGGAAAAGGGAATTTTTGAAGCTACGCCAGAAATGTCCACAACATATCAGGCGGCTTACGACAAGGTAGGTAATGCAGATACATATCTGGCAGAAAGTCGCGGCATACCTGCAAATCTTTTGATGCGCAATCTTTCAGAAGCTCAACGCCAAAAAACTGGTGGAGCGCGTGGCGGCCTATTGATGGATAGCGCCGTGTATAAACAACTAGAAATGTCTCCAAAGATTGCAAAGCAGCCAGTAGAGCCAATTGATGTTGATACTATCGGAACATTTTTAGAGGTCGAAAGAACACAGGGCCGTGATGTAGCTTTGGCGTTTACACAAAAAGTGTTATCAGAGGGCAAGGTTACGAACGCATTAATTAAGCAAGCTAAAAAGTTGAGTGCGCCACAGTGGGTAATAGCTGCTATGATGACGCAAAAAGCGCTGCAAGAGGAAGAATAAATGCCAATTACCACATACTCAGAGCTACAAACGGTTATTGCGGACTTTCTGGATCGTGATGACCAGACAGAGCGGATCAAAACATTCATCGACTTGGCAGAGGTCAACATGGGTCGTTTAGTTCGTCATTGGCGCATGGAGCGTCGATCAACGGCTGTACTAGATACGCAATATAGCGCGTTACCGACAGATTTTCTTGAGCCGATCCGTTTGCAGGTTCAGGCAAACCCGCCACATGCGCTTGAGTTGGTCGGTCAGGGCGAATTGATGTCGCGCCGTGAGAATACGTCCGACACGCAAGGTGAGCCGCGTTACTATGCGATTACAGACGGATCAATTGAGGCGTTCCCAACGCCAGATGCCAATTACACGCTAGAAATGGTGTATTATGGTAGAATACCTGCGCTAACGACTAGTAATACATCAAATTGGGTTCTTGAATATCATGCAGATGCATATTTGTATGGTGCTTTGATCCATTCTGCGCCGTTTCTAGGTGAAGATGCCCGTATGGCGACATGGGCAGCGTTGTATCAAAGCGCAATAGATGCTATAAACATGGAAAGCGACAAGGCAAAATCTAGCGGTTCAGGTCGTCGTTTAACGATTAGGAGTTACTAATGGCAAGCATTGCAGATCGCGTACTAGACAACGGTCTAACTGTTTTAGATACGGAAGCTAACCGTGTTGACTTAACCTCACAAGAAGCGACAACCTACGCAGAGGCGACATCGACTTACACTCTTGGCAACAAGACAAGCATTTCTATTGGCGCACCTACAGATCG